TATGGCAAGAATTCCGTGGAACAAAGGAAAGAAGATGTCAGAGGAACAAAGGATGGTTTTATCAAAAGTTAAAACAGGTAAACATCCGTCAACGGAGACATTACTTAAGTGTTCCGCTGGTATGAAACGATTTTATATGGAACATCCAGAAGCTAAAAAGTTAATGCCGGTGGCAGAAAAGAGGATTTAACCGACTTAACGGTATAAATCCCCTTCCTTTAGGTGGGGGATACAGACCGTAAGGTTTAGAAGTTTTAGAACTTGCTTTTAGACCGAAACTAATGTATACTTCGGTTGTCTAAAGAAATAGGTAGCAAATATAAAGTAGGAGGATTTATGAAACAATTTCTATCTTTTCTTGTTTTGATTGTGTGGCTGGTGCTTCCTGGCCGCCACGTGGTAGATATGAGTCAAATTATTGCTTTCAGTTCTTCTAGTGCTGATAATATTATTGTAACTATGAAGAATTATTCCGAAACCAAGGTAATGTACTTCGATAATACCGCTGATAGAGATAAGGCGTACGACATGATGGTAGCGGCAGTACTAAAGAAATAGGTAGCAAATATAAAGTAGGAGGCAATAGATGTATAAAGTAGACAAGACAAGCAATGCTGTGTTCTCACTCTGTTATCACTTTATTTCTGTCGTAAAATACAGACAAAAAGTTTTTGTAAAGGATGACATCATATCGTCTTTGAAAAACATAACAGAGGACATTGCTAAAACATTTGAGGTTGAGATAATAGAACAGGAGTGCGGAGAAGACCACCTGCATATTTTGTTTAGGTCTAAACCAACACTTGATATAACAAAATTCATTAATGCTTTGAAAGGTAGTAGTTCAAGAAAAATACGAGAACAGTATAAAGATTTTCTAAAGAACAAGTTATGGGGTGATAGTTTTTGGTCGCCTTCTTATTTTCTTGCTACAACAGGAAATGTAACTATTGATATTTTGAAAGCGTATGTAGAGAACCAAAGAAAACTTCAAGAGAGGTAGTCAATGTTAAAAGCGTTTGAATACAGGATATATCCAAACAGAGAGCAGAGAGAACAAATAGCAAAGCACATAGGCTCTTGTCGTTGGATATATAACTACGCTTTAGAAAAGAAAATGAAGGCGTGGACTACGGACAAAAAGAACCTATCACGGTTTGATATACAAGCAGACCTTCCAAAACTAAAGAAAGCAGAAGATACGAAGTGGCTGAAGGAAGTAAATTCACAATCATTGCAAGCAAGTCTTGAACATTTAGACAGGGCATATAAATCTTTCTTCAAAACAAAGAAAGGTTTTCCAAAGTTCAAGAATAAACATAAGTCAAAACAATCATATTCAATACCACAACATGCGGATGTTGATTTTGAAAAGCGTTTGTTGTTAGTTCCAAAAATGAAACCAATAGAAATACGTTTTCATAGAGAGTTTGAAGGCAAGATTAAAACGATAACCATAAAACATACAACCACGAATAAATATTTTGCTTCTATCTTGGTTGAAACCAAAGATGTAGTAAAGAAACCAAAAGTAATTAAAGAAGCGACAACGATAGGTTTGGATTTAGGTATCAAGGATTTTGTGGTTCTCTCAACTGGGGAAAAGATAGCGAACCCCAAGACCTTAAAACAATACGAACACAAACTAAAAAAGGGACAACAAAAAGTTTCTAAACGAACCAAAGGAGGCAAGAACAGAACGAAGGCAAAACTTGTAGTAGCAAAAATTCACGAAAAGATTTCAAATGTTCGTAAGGATTTTTTGCACAAACTGTCACACAAACTAACTCACGAGAACCAAGTGAATAGTATAGTGATAGAAGATTTGAATATTTCTGGTATGGTAAAGAACCACAAACTTGCAAAGAGTATTAGTGATTGTTCTTGGTCTGAATTTGTAAGACAGTTAGAATACAAATCAAAATGGTATGGTAAGAACCTAATCAAGATAGGTAGGTTTGAGCCAAGTTCCAAACTCTGTTCAAGCTGTGGAACAATAAATCACGAACTAACACTAAAAGATAGAGAGTGGACTTGCAAAGAATGTGGAACAATACACGACAGAGACATAAATGCTTCTATCAACATAAAAAATATAGGATTAGATAACAGAAACAAAATACCTACGGAACGTAGGAAATCAACGCTTGGTGAGAATAGAGGAACTAATCTCGTTCGTTTGACCCAAGAAGCCCCTGCCTTTAGGCAGGGGGTAGTTCACGAACAAAGAAGGGAGATAATGATTCATGATAAATTTTAATGTGTATGAGTACAGCAAGAAGTTGAAGTACAATGGGACTCAGTTAACCTCTACCTTTCCTTATAAGTTATCAAGGGGAGTGGCTAACATTGTAATTTTTAGAGGACCGATGGATGTAAAGATAGGTGAAATGATAGATTCTGAAGATGTAGTACTGAATGACCCAATTTGGAGTTCCGATGCACTTAACATTGTATTAGAACTCCCGTTCACCAACATTGTAGGTGCTGTAGCCTTACAGAGGGTGCTTATTCACACGATAGCTGATAAACTTAGCAGCTTTAAAGAGAACAAATCGATCAACCTTTATGTTGATGGGGATGATATCCTTTCGGGAGCAGGGGATAATAGAAAAAAGTATTCTGTATCAATAGCTACCCAAACAGCTCATTCAAGTTTAATTCATATAGGGTTGAACTTGTACGCAGGAAAAAAAGCTCCAAAGTTTGCAGGGAATCTGAACGATCTACATCTATGTTTTCCATCTAATTGCGAAGTTGAAAAGACTCATGAAGCTGCAATAATGTCAATGATAGCTTATGCTATTAAGGAAGAACTTAATAGTATCTATTCCGCAACACTAAAAGTGTTACCAAAGTAAAGGAGCCAACTAATGCTTGCTAAACGTTTAGACAAAAGAGTAACAACACGTGCGATGATTACAGAACACTTTTTAGACATTATTCCAATTGATATAACAGAGGATGAAGAGAGACACATAGTTCCTATTGTTTCCTTTGCTGATACTGTGACTCTAAAACAAGTTCCTCGGTTAGTTAGAAAACTTGCCAGTAAACTGCATTACAATTACATTGTATTTTGTCCGCCTTCTAAAGTTCGTCCTCAATTAGTTTACAAAACAAAAGAAGACTTATTTCTTCAGTTCAGCTCAAAGAAAGGGTTTGTTACCGCTGAATGTGTAGATGTACACATATGGTTAGAACAAAACCAAAAAAAAGAAAGGAGGGGAAAAAATGTTTGAACAACCAGTAACCTTAATGACTATTGACTCTGTTGTCACACCAGGTAACTATGCAATAGTTGATTGGGTGGGAAACAACCCAATGAATCCTAATACAAGGATTCCTGTCGTAGTAGCTTTTAATTTAACTCCTGATGATATGAAAAAAGTAGAGTCAGGCGAGATGTCACTCCCAAGGATGGCACTTGGAACAAATCAGAGGATTGTACTTCAGATTGTACAGAGTAAATCTTTTGAAGACGGAAAAGTTGCAGTAGTGTCTAGTATCACTCCTGAGAACGAACCAAAAGAACAAGTTACACCCACACCAACTGTACCTGGAGTTGTAAAATGATCATAGTGATCGATGGAGCGGACGGAGTAGGAAAGAGTACTACTATACAGGGTCTACTTGCAAAACTTCCTAACTCAACTGCTATTTGTCCTAAATTCGATCATAAACGATGCCCAACCTTTGAAGCTAGTTTAACTTTTGAATTCAAGAAGTTAGAAATAGCTAAAGAGTTGGGTACGTTGTACTCATATGTACTTGTAGATAGAAGTATATTTACAACCATAATTTATGACCATATCTTTAGTAACCACACCTGGTCAGTTTTGGACATAGAAAGACATCTACAGAGGTACAAACAATTAGTTGACCTTACAGTGTTTCTTTATGCAGACCACCATGACATTATTGCAGAGAGGATCATAAAAAGAAGTAAAGTCAAAAAGATAGATGCTACTTATGAGCAGGATGCAACAAAGCAGAAACAAGTGAATCAGAGTTTTCAAGATATGTTTGTTTTTGTTCCAACAAAGGTATTGAAGTATGCTACTGATAAAAAGAAAGCAACTACCATAGTAAATAAAATACTAACAGAACTATCATAGGAGGTTGTAATGAGTGAGGAAATAGTTTTGCACTTACCAGACACACAGAACGCACCGGACACACGCGGTGTAAAAATCAACAAGGTTGGTATTAGTGGTGTATCCTTACCAATAACCCTGTATGTCAGTAAGGAGCATACCGAGGTTAATGAACAACATACAATAGCAAAGGTTTCTGGATATGTTGACCTGCCTGCACATGTGAAAGGTGTTAACATGTCTAGATTCGCGCAGGTGTTTGATCAGCATTTAACTCAGTATACCTTGAAACCTTCTGCGTTTATTGATGCTGTGAAAGAATTACAAAAAAGGAATGAAAGCGAAACAGCTTTTTTAAAAGTACGTACTACTGTGTACATAGAAAAGCAATCACCTGTTTCTAAACTTTATAGTAAGTCTCCTTATGAAGTTATATTTGAAGCGCATTCAAGTGGTAAACTTTATGTCACACCTATAGTACAATACATTTCCACTTGTCCTTGTTCACAGGCACTTGGTTGTGCTTTAGAAGAAGCAGGTACTGGAAGGGGAGCGCCACACATGCAACGTAGTTTTGCAAATGTGACTGTGGAATTTGATTCTCCTGAGAATGTGGATTTACAACAACTGATACTTGATATAGAAAAGTCAGTGGTAACAATTCCGTACACTCTTATTAAGAGGCCGGATGAACAAGCAATAGCAAAATTGACATGGGAACATCCACAGTTTAGTGAAGATGCTGCAAGAAACATAACGATGATGCTTGATAGTAAACCAGAAATAATTGATTATGTAGTAGTTGTTGACCACGAGGAGAGTATACACTACCATAATGCAGTGGCGATAGTTAATGCCGGAAAGTACTTGAGATAACCATGAAAGAACCAAAACCGTACTTAGAAGGAATACAACTTAAACTAGATACTACTTTTGTTACCCAGTTAGAAGATCTTTTGATAGATTATTTGTGGGTTGAGCACCTTCCGGACGGAGCAGAAGAAGCTAAAATTGCTGTTGTAGCTCTGGCACATGATGCCCTCCCTGTTGCACACTATATTACAAGAAACATGGAACTACCGATTTATAGTGTTAACAACGCTATGGAGTTTGTTGCATTACTAAAAACATTTAAAGGCAGGTACAAAAAGGTTATTGTGGTGGATGATATTTATGATACAGGAACTACATTTGACAACTACACAGAAGCATCCATAGGTTGTGATCAACCGACTGTTAACTGGATATTTCTTGTAGCGAAACAACCTGTACCCCAAAATACCTTTGCCGCGTGCACAATTGAGACTACAGCCTATATCGTATTTCCTTGGGAGAGTGAGCTGCATGGCCAAACGACCAACACGTCCGGAAGTTAAATTAAATCTATTTGACACAGTCAATGGTGAAATTCTTCCTGATGTTCTTGAGCGCATTAAACAAGTTGAAGAAGCTCAGAAAGAATATGACTCTCAGGCTAAGGAAAAGAAACTTACTAGGTCAGGACCCAATGCCCAAGAATCAAGAGTTATTGATGACCCCTTTTCCTGTACCCTCTGTTCTCTTTGCAAATCAAAAAGAAATTATGTACTTCCTGACGGTGATAAAAATGCGGATATCCTTTTAGTTGGTGAAGCGCCTGGAGCAGAGGAAGATGCTTGCGGTAAACCTTTTGTTGGTTCCTCAGGTAGATTACTTATTGATGCTCTTAAGGAAGTAGGTCTTACTAGGGAGCAGGTTTGTATTGCTAATGTATGCATGTGTAGACCTCCATCCAATAGACAACCATCAAAGGAAGAAATGAGTACTTGTATACCTTATTTGAACTGGTTGATAAAAAGTATGCCACAACTTAAAGTTATAATACTTTGCGGAGCCACCGCACTCTTTGCTGTTCTCAAGTTACAAAAGATTATGGAACGTAGAGGTTCCTTAATAGCATACCAGGGTAAGTCATGTATTCCTACTTTGCATCCTGCTGCAATTCTTCGCAACATAAATCTAAGACCCCTACTGATCAGTGACTTACAATTAGCAAAACAAAAGGCATCAGGCACAATAGACTTTGGTAAGTACGTTTGTATCGATGAGAGAAGTAAGTTGGATTCCGTGTTTCACCGCATCTCAGAGGTAGAGGAACTATCAGTAGACTTAGAAACATCCGTTATTGGAGACGACCCTGACTTTGTACACGATCATATGTTAGGGACATCCTTTTCATGGCAAGAGAAGACAGGATTATACATTCCTCTTTGGGAAAATCATAAGAAGATATGGGACCCTGCAACAGAAACATACATACTCAATAGTTATAGGGAACTACTGACTGACCCAAGTAAGAAAAAACTTGTGATGCACAATGGTAAGTTTGACTACAAATTTTTAAAGAAAGTAGGTGTAGACCTGTCCCGTTGCGTAATCAAGGACGGTGAAATACGGACACCTTTCTACTTTGATACTATGTTAGCTCACCACTTAATATGGGAAAGACCGCCTCACGACTTAAAACATCTTGCACGAAGGTTTCCTGACCTAGCTTCTTATGAGGGAGAACTTGATACTTACAAAAAAGCTAATAAGACAACTGACTACGGTGACATCCCAATGCATATTATGTATAAGTACGCTGCAGGAGATGCAGATGCTACACTCAGGTTATATAAAATCTTTTCAGCTGAATTAGAACAGGACCCAGTAAGGAATCACCTATTCCACAGTTTGATAATGCCTTTTGCAGTTGCACTTGCAGAAACTGAATACAATGGTACAAAGATTGATAGGGACACAATATCTTACTTAAGGGTACAGTTAGAAAGACGTATTGAAAAACGTAAAGGTTTAATATTCAAACGATCTGGTAAGGAGTTCAACATTAACTCTATAGACCAATTAGGTGCTGTACTTTATGATGATTTGAACTTATCAAAGAATCCATCAAAGACTCCAACTGGCAAACGTAAAGTTGACGATGAAGCACTTTCAGAAATAAAACATAAACACAAGATAGTAAGAAGTATTTTAAACTACCGCGGAGCGATGAAGGAGTACAAAACATATGTACTCGGGTTAGAAAAGGGTTTAGATGAATCAAATCGTATACATCCGAACTTCAAACAACACGGAACAGAAACAGGTAGGTTATCCTGCACCAAACCAAACTTACAAAACATTCCGCGTGGAAACAAAATGCGTTCCTTATTTACTGCAGAAGCAGGTTGCAGTTTAGTAGGGGCAGACTTTTCTCAGATAGAAATACGTGTACTGGCTGCATTAACTAGAGATCCAGATCTTCTTAGAGTATTTAATGAAGGTCGAGACATACACACAGAAGTAGCAAAACGTGTCCTTCATAAACAAGAGGTTACAAAGGAAGAACGTATTATTGCAAAGGGTATTAACTTCGGTATAATGTACGGTAGAGGTGCAAATTCAATAGCTGAAGAATTAGGTATAGATAGATCTGTAGCTGAAACCTTTCTCAGAGAATATTTAAAAATGTATCCAGGTATATCAGCTTTTCAGGCTCAACAGAAATCTATTGTACATAGGGAGAAGCAGGTTAAAACGATGTTTGGTCGCATTAGACATCTTCCAGAGATAGATAGTGAATTTGAGGACGAAATTGCATCAGCTGAAAGACAAGCATTGAATTCACCAATACAAGGTACCGCTGCTGATTGCGCCAATCTATCTGCAGTTAAGATATACTTTATACTCAGGGAAATAGGTCTTGATGCTAAGTTAGTATTAACAATACATGATGAGTTAGTTTTTGAAGTTAAGAACGCAGACGTACCAAAAGTTGCTTCTCTAGTATATTCTATTATGAAAGAAACTGCAGAGGAAGCATTAAATGTGCCTGTGGATGTTGACTTGTACGTTTATCCGAAGTGGGTAGAACCGAAGGAAGCAGAACAAAGAAGATATTTAGCAAGTATCGGTTGTAAAGAAACCTTATTGGAGGATATAAAAAATGGCATTCAGTCTTAAAGGGTATGAGAGTTCAATTAAAACGTCTAGAGTTGCTACAGAATCCTTAGTGGGAGAAGGAAATGAAATAATAAAAAAAGCAAGTTGGGATCTTGGTGTTGATTCTGCTTTGTTAAAACCGTGTAAGGAACATTTTCACCATCCCCACGCAGTACAGATGTTTGAACACATTATGTATCACCACACAATGAAACACGAAACGGTTTTATTTACAAATTGTACTGCAAAGAAACCTTATTCAACCAGCAGGACATACAAGACAATTATTGGGGGCACATTCCCTTATGAGCACACATACGATTTAGTAACTCTGAGTTCCATTGGTGTTATACCGTCTCAGTTTGAGAAGTACTATCCGTTTTCTCATTATGCATGGGATGACAATCATAACACCCCTAAAGATGTACGTGCTGAGTTCATGCTGGTTAATAGTGAACGTATAAGGAGATTTCTAGAAAAGTTTCCATACAAGAACATTATAGCAGTATTTCGTGTAAGTAGTAAAGGTAAGGAAGCATTACTTATAGGTACAAAGTTACTTGGACGGGACGTAATAGAGGTTCCTAGTAAAATAGCTTTTGAGGGTATGAAAGATAACTGTGTTAAGATGAATACATTTCAACTTACTAACAATGATACCTTAGGAGAACTCAATCAAGTCCTTAAAGATTTATATGATGGTAAGACTGTAAGTGGCAGACAGTCCCCTACACCTGCCGAGGTTAAAGCAATAGTAAGTGCACGGATGAAGTTACAACGCGGTAGAAGACAGGAACTTAAAGCCAAGGGTCATACAGGTGAAGAGATTGACGAAATAATGTACGGAAAAAAGAAGGGAGTCAAGAAAAGTGGAAATTCAAAGCAGTTATCTTTTCCAATATAAAGGGTACCCTAAGTTTACTTCCTATACAGAACCGGGTGTTCTGAAAGACACTACAGGAAAGAAGTACTACGATATGCAATCCTTTGTGTGTTCAACGTCATTGTGGTATAAAGGAATTGACATTCAAAGTCAATTTGACACATTACCAACTGTCTACGAGTACCCGAACAGTCTTAGAGATCAAGTCACAAAGAAATTGGTGGCATTATGTAAACCTGATAAGATGCAAATATGCTATGCATCCAGTGGTACTGACGCAGTGACTAATGCAATCAATCTAGCAAGACAGGCTTCACAGAAACGGTTTGTATTTACCTTTAATAATCAATACCACGGAAAGTATGGTACTCTTTCTGGTCGCTCTAATGTTATTTTGCAACAACATGTTAAAGGGGAGGACATAGTAGTACTTCCTTCTATTTTGGATGCAAACACAGCTACAGAAGTACTTTCTCAATTTGATATACTCTTAGATAACTCAATATACACAAATAATACAGCAGCAGTACTTTTAGAACTTGTACCAATAGCTAACGGAGGAGGTATCCCGCTTGATTCCGCTGTTGTATCCTACTTACACCAAATACTGCTAAAACACAAGATTAAACTTATAGTAGATGAGGTGCAGACTGGATTTTGGAGAACGGGAAAGGTATTTGCTTACAGACACTACAGTTTCCTTCATCCATTTGCTGTTGCCTTTGGTAAAAGTATTGCAGGAGGACTTCCTTTATACGGTACATTCTTTAACGCAACTGATATGCCTGCAACTCTTAGTAAAGGATTTTATAGTAGTACCTTTGCGTTTAATAATGTTTCTGGCACAGCGGCATTACAAGTATTAAGTCATGTAGGGAATATAAACAAGTTCGAGGCAGAGATAGAATCAAAAGGTTGTGTGTTTGATATGGAACTAGCAGGCATCTTTCCTGAGAAGTTGTACAAAAGACGAGGTCTTCTTATTTCCTTACCTTGTGACAAACCTGCATCATTCTTTTTAAAGATAGGTGTTATCGTTAGAGTTATAAATGGTAGGTTACTGTTAACACCCCCCCTCTTCACAGACAAGGCAATTTTAGAAAAGATAGCAAGGAGGATCAAAGATGCCATTTACGTTAGACACGACTAAAAAGTTTCTTATAGGGGAGGACTTTCACTTTCATTATTTCCCTCATCTGCACGAAGGTTATATAAATATTAAGAACCGTGTTGTTAAACCCTCCATGATACTGATTCATGACAATCAGTATAGTATGGACGGATTTCGAAGTGGAATGCAAGAAATTGCAAAACATTTTGAAATACCCCAGGCAGTAGAACTGAGTATATCCCATGATACTGATAAAGTGAAACGAAATCTGGACCGCATTATAACTGATGGTTACCAAGTAGTACTATCTGTGCACACCTATAAAAATACAGAAGATTATCTTCAGATACTTGACGAGAACGTTCCTTTCTTCCAAAGACTTGGTGTTCACCATCTTGCTCATCCTTTTCACCATAATAAAGAGGAACTTGATAATGCTACTCAACAAAGGTTTTTTACTATCACTAAAAGTAACAATATAAGTGTAGAACTCAATGAACGTTACTCAAGAGACTACAACGTGGATTTCTATAATAATATAAAGAGTTATTGTAAATGGTATCCAAGTACAGATGCTCACGATCCTAAGAATGTATCTATCTACCGCAAATTGAAAAAGTATAGTATAATAAGTCATGAAGATTTATAGTGTAGTAGTACGTAATGAACCGAGTCTTGTGGAAATACAAGTCTGGGGTGACAAATATGAACAAACTTCTTACGCTCACGAGGGTCAAGCAATCCAAGTAATTTCTGACACCTTGGAAAATGCGTTTGTTGTTCTGGATGATACAGGAGACTCTTTAGGTATTCCTAACTTAGCAGCACAGGTTAAAGCATTTTACAAATCTGATGAAAAACTTAGTTTAGAAGGAGCATACAATGGAAAAGAAAACACAGAGTACAAAACCTAAAAAGAAAGGAGGTACAAAGTAATGGGATGGAATGATGTTTCGAACGAATCAGCAAGTAACGGACCTGGAAACTTCCTTCAGTTAAAAGATGGAACGAATACTGCCGTCCGTGTAATGTCAGAACCAGAAGTATACAAACAGCATTGGGTCCAGGTAGCAGGTAAGAAAAGACCAATTAAATGTCCAGGTTCTCCAAATTGCCCTTTGTGCAATGCAGGAGAGAGACCGCAGGAGAGGCATCTGTTTGTAGTTATTGATCGTGCAACACTGACTCCTAAGTTGCTTGATATCCCAAGGACAGCTGGTGTTCTTATTAAACAGTTGTTTATTGATCCGTCTTGGGGTTCACCACTTAATTACGATGTCTCAATTTCAAGGGAAGCTGCAGGAAACCAAACAAGGTATTCCGTTCTACCGAGGAATCCTATAATGCCTCCAACACCACAGGAGCAGGCATTAGTTAATGAATTTGTTGGCAGGGTTAACTATAAGGAGTTTGTACAACCGAACACACCAGCAGAGATTGCAGCTATTCTTCGTGGAGAGGATATTAAACAGAATAACCAACAGAAGAATGCTTCTTATGGTTATAATCAAGCACCAACTACTTATAATCCGCCTCCACCGCCACAGACTTATCAACAACCGGTTGCTCAACCACCACAACCGATGTATCAACCACAACCGCCACAGTATCAGCAACAACCTCAGGTTAATACATACGCACCAATGCAACCACCTCCACAACCTGCTTACCAGCAACCAGTACAACCAATGTACCAGACACCAACTGCACCACCTGCACCAATGTATCCAGTAAATCAGGCACCACAACAACCAATGCAACCACCGCCGCCAGCAACAGCACAAAGGGTAGCACGTCCAGGACAACCAGTACAACAGGGAGTGCAACCGGGATACAATCCAGGTACAACTAATGCAATTGACAAAGAGATTTTTGGATGAAGATTCTAGCTTTAGATATTTCAACAGTCAGCACAGGGTGGGCCATCTTTTCAGATGGTCCGACCCTTGTTGATTACGGTCTCATTCCATTTAGTACTGACACACTTCAAAAGTTACGTTTAGTAGTGTTTCGTGAAGTTGTCAAAGGACTAGTTAAAAGAGCAGAACCTACTATGGTTGTTATTGAAGATACATTCGTACAATTTGATCCTTCAGTAACAAAAAAACTTAGCAGATTTGCAGGGGTAGCAATTGAAGCAATTGCCTCCTTAGTACCAACAACGGAGATAGCTATGTTAACAACTCAATCAATCAGAGCTGCACTTTATCCGAAACAGAAAATTGATAAGAAAGCAATAAGAGCAGCAATGATGTTACGTTATAGTTTACCGGAAGACATTAAGGATGATGTGACAGATGCTATTGCCTCCGCTCATTATCCGTTCATAAAAACAGTGGACAAAAAATGGATACTGTAAATAGACTTGGTTATCTTGTAGGCAAGGATCCTCAAACAGGGGAACCGATAGAGATTCCAATAGGACTCATACCTGAAGAGAACTTACGTAAGTTACATAATATGAGTGATGAAGCAAAGAAGATGTATATGCGAGAAATCTTTGCATCACTACCAGAAGCTATTCGTATATGGGCCGGATTTTGTAAACATTTTCAGAAACAAGTGAAACATAGAGAGTGTAGACTTTGTGCTCTGCACTCAAGAAAGTTCACTAAGTTATCCGAATGGGTTAATTGTAAAAAATCAAATCTTGGGGGTTAAAATGCACAAAATTTATATGGCACATCCGATTTCCGGACAGAGTTACGTATCAGTAATGAGTTACTATACAAGAGTTACTAAACTACTTAAAAAGTTCGGTTATGAGGTTCTATGTCCCATGACTGGAAAGGAAATGCTTAGAACGGACATGAAGTTACGTAGTCATGGACTTGATCAGTCACCCGTAACTACTAATCATGCTATTTCTGAACGGGACCGTTGGATGGTTAGTTCTTCTGACATAGTTTACCTGAATCTTCTTGGTGCTACAATGGCATCAATTGGTTGTTGTATGGAGTTGGCTTGGGCACATGACAAAGGCAAACATACAATAGTAGTACTTGAACCTGGAAATATCCACGAACATGCTTTCGTATTAGAAGCAGCAGACGTTGTATTTAATAATGAAGCGGATGCTTTATTATATCTTAAAAAACTTAGTAAAGGTATATAGGAGGACGTATGGCAAAGAAACCTGTTAAGGAACCAGATGGGATTGACAAATCAGTAGGAGGGGACGTACGTTCTGTTCTCTCTGCACTTCAGAAGGACTTTAAGAAAAAGTATACTACAGGTATACCAGCGTTTGGAGATGAAGTTGACCTCAGTATTCAATTATACTCTTCCGGTATTCTTGCTTTGGATAGCGCTCTTACAGGAGGACTCCCTGTTGGAAGAATTACTGAGTTCTATGGGGAACAACAGAGTGGTAAATCCTTGATAGCTATGTTAACTGTTGCAGAAACACAACGTAAAGGGGGGCAGTGCGTCTGGTTTGATGTAGAACAGGCACTGAATCCTGATTGGGCAGCACAGTTAGGTGTAGACGTTGATAACCTTATCATTTGTCCCAATGTGGTTGTTGAGGAAATATTCGATATGATAAAGTCTTATGCCTCTACAGGAAAGGTTGCCTTGATCGTTCTTGATAGTGTCGCCGCTATGATGTCAAAAGCAGAAAGCGAAGCTGATATGGACAATCGTATTTACTCACCAGTGGCAGGAGCTCTATCTAGAGTACTTAAACAAGTCAACCCAGTACTTTCTTCATCGAACACTTCTCTTTTACTTATTAACCAAGTACGCGAGGATATGAACTCTATGTATCCAGGATTTGTCACACCGGGCGGCATGGCTCTTAAACATTTTGCTTCTACAAGGGTACATATAAAAAAACCACCAGCGTCAAAACAGTTAAAGGTTGAAGACCAAGTAGAGGGTTTAGACATTGACGTAAAAGTTGTTAAACATAGAGGTGGGGCCAACTTTCAAGAGGCACACTTCCGTCTTTGGTATAAATACGGTATTGATAGAGATTACGATCTTATGCAGACACTACTCTCTTACGGAGGTAGAGGAGGAATGACTCAGTCAGGACCCTCTTACATTCTTGGAGATAAGAAATGGTTCGGACAGAACGCACTCATTGAGGATATTAGAAGTAAACCAGAACTTAGACAAGAGTTGGTAAACATTGTAACCAAACTAATACGCACAGGAGGAATTAAAGATGGAGAAGGTGACAAAGGAAGTAGTACCGCAGGAGTTCAATTACACCCTGAGGGTAACCCAGAAGTTTGATTCCGCACATAAACTTAACAATTATGTAGGTCGGTGTGCCCACCTCCATGGACATACATGGCGGTTCGAAGTGTTTGTTTTGGTTCCGAAACTGCAGGAGAAAGTAGAATTCGGAATAGACTTTAAGGTTATGAAGGCAACAATAGAAAAGACTGTTACTAATAAGTTGGATCATGCATACCTTAACGATATTGTTGAACAACCGACAGCTGAGAATCTTAGTGTATACATTTTTAATACACTTGACGCAGTTTTCAAGAAAAAGTTCGGAGCCAGAGTAGTACGAGTTGACCTATGGGAGACAGAAAACGCATGTGTAACGTTGACGAGCAAGTAGTTAAGTACGAGAGGATAGTGACCTCAACAGACAGAACTTATGTGGGTAGTTACTTTCAAAGTCGCGGTGTAAGTTCTGTTGTGTTTGACACGTATCAGTTAGGGTCCTCAATGCCCTCTTCCGACTTGTATGGTCCTTATGAACATAAACCTCTGATGCCTATTAACGATGTGAATGGCAATTTGGTATCTCTTGCCCTCAGGTTAGGTGACTCAGGACACAAGTATCATTACCTCCCATTTTCTAAGATGCATCACCTGTTTGGTCTGGATAAAGCACAGGAGTATATAATAAAGGAAGATATGGTGTACATTGTAGAGGGGTTTTTTGACGTGTTATTACCTGTTTCTAACGGAGTTCGTAACGTAGTAGCCATTATGGGAACCCGTATTAGTAAGGAACAAGTATACCTGTTAGCTTCGTTTACTAATAACTTTACGTTTGTACTTGATTCAGACGGTGCAGGTATGCGTTCAATTCCTCTTGTAACAAAACTGATACAAGAACTTGCACCGGACGTCACATGTCACACAATGTTTACTTACCCTTATAAGGACTTTGCAGATTATTGTACAGGAGGTGGTCTATGCAGGAACCAAAACCTGACGAAGAATCAGAACCTATAATAGAGGAGCATCCACTTGTTGTTCATAACGATGACGACCTGCCTACTTCTATACCAAAGATTGTCGTTGAGGTACCAGATACAGTACGTACATGCGGGGTGTATATGGTATCAATGGAAGAGATACCCGCTGCAGATCATATAGCACTGTCAACTTCTGATAGTTACTTTGTAGAGGATAAAGATGCCTTTAGATTACACATAGTACGCACCCTTATGGATATTGTATGTCATGAAATAAAGAGACTTACACCTCCTCAACAAGACGTGATTGAACGTCACTATCTTATGGAACAAAAAGTAGCTGACATAGAACGCGCACTTCATATCAATTCGCAGAGTGTAATTGACAGACGGGATAGGGCTCTTGCTACATTACGTATGCGACTCAGAAATAATCCTTTCGCAGTCGAACTATTTAATCAACTGGAAGATTCCGACGATTTTCCGCTACTTAAAAAACTCTACAAACCCTAGAAAAATCCACTGACGTTGCCTCCTATATAAAATTAAAGACACTTTATAGGGAGGTTTCAATGTTACTCAGTAATACAGATGTTCAGTGGTTAAAACAAGTAATATCAACTGTGGAAAAAATCCAAACCAAATCCGACCCTCGTTATCACGAACTCAAGACTGTTCTTGATACACTTCACAAGATTGCAGAATCTGCTTCAGAGGAAACACAATACATCAACAAAATTCAGAAGTACACTAGTGAACACGGTTTTGTTCTTCATAAATATCAGAACACAGAACGGTATTCTTCTGTAACTGACATGAAAGCAAAACTAGACAAGTTGTTTGAACAATGCGAAGATATGAAAAAACTTATAGTAGAGTATCGTGCTAGTTATCAAAACTTCGATGTAACCAAAAGAAGGGCGTTTGAGGGTATACTCAGCTTCCCAGATAAAATCAACGAAGCTAAAACACAATTCCAAGAACTAAAACGGAGGAGTACACATGCTTAAGAGACAGGCACAAGCACAGGAACTGATGTCAAACCTGTTGGGACATACACCACCAAAGGTCGAGACGCCATTAGAGACAAAAAAGGCATACATTAAAGAGTTTACTCCAGCGATAGAAAAGGAAATGGTTAAGATTGGGTTTTCCACCTATGTAGAACGAGATGACCTAGCACGTAAATGGCGTGTGGAAACTATTGAGGGTAAACCCTACATAGTGGCAGTGGATGAAAATATTGTAGTACATTCAGACCAATATGACGTTAGGGATGCAGCACAAGGTACTATGCTTTATAAGGGCGATATGGTGGTAGGGAACATATCTCTTCCATCCAGTACAGATGCGAAAGCAGTCACAGCAGAACTTAAAAGTAGGATGTCATCTTACAAACATCTTCCGGTTTCCTTGTTTGTTGACGTAATGACAAAGGAAGCTCAAGCTCTATCAACAAGGTTTTTGAAGATGCAGTCTAATATGGGTGGTAATATAAGAACCGCCGCTCGTTCACCTAAAAAAAAGACTGATAGCAGTAAACAAGATACGGAGAGTGAGCCTGTACCTTCCCGTTTTGATGACACTGTTGAGCTGACACCTGAACAAACAAGACAAAAACAATTAAGAGAACAGTTAGCATCTCATGTTACTGAACAACTTCTTTCATCTAGCTCCCTTACCGACCTGGATGATTATGTTGCTAGCTCTAATGTACCGCTATCTGAAATTCTTGATAAGATGAACAATGTTGCACCAGAGAAACTTTTAGAGAACCCTGATGTTAAGGGTACTGCTCTTGAACCTATTATGAAACGTATTGTTAATACTGTAAAAAGTGTTCGTGAGAAATACCCTAAAGAGAAACTACAACAAATGGGTAAAGAGATAAAGTCAATATTAACCAACACAAGTGTACAAACGTCAGATCAACAAACATCAATTTTATTTGATTACATGCGTTATACTATTACCACAACTCAAATGTTAAAAGCTGCTGTGTTTGGTTATATACAAACAGCTACCAACCTTATACCGCGGTACATAGATAGTCTTATGACAGCGTTTAAAGAGTATGATGCGGATGCAGTATCAATAGAAGATCCAAATCTACTGAAAGCCATAACTTCCTTTTCAGCTATAGTGAAACTGATTGCTGGTAAGTCCGCGTTTGGAGGAGATCCTGCACACTACACCATGGAAGACTTATCTAGAGTCACAACAACAGTAAAAGAAGCATTTGCTACCATAACAGAAAATCTTTCTCAAGGGCAAGATACACTCAAGAATTTATCATCTCTCCCTAAGTCATTTTTACTTAAAATGAGTTTGGCACAACAAGGTGAAGGTATAGCGAAACAGTTAGGTGTTATTATTACAGAGTTAAACATACTTAGTCCCGCCCAGTGGGACATACTTAGTCTTATCTCTGTTAAGACAACAGCTTTTCAAACCTCTATTTCTGCAGCGTTTAGTAGAGCGGGTTTACCGGCAACTTACACTACACAAGTAGCACCTTCTTCAACAATGGGTGTAAACTCAATGTCTGGTAAGGCAGAATTTGATACTACAAAGATTTCACAATTAGACTTCTCCGGCATTCTTAATAATACGTTCCTTAAAGAATTATTTATGTCACTAGGCCTACAGGATGGTTTTAGGGTCCTATCTGATCTCACAACTAATAAGATTTCCGCAAGGCAGGATGTACTTACCATTCCGAGACTTATTACCACGTCAAAGACTGCAACAGATCCAAACCAACTTAAGGTTGTTGCCGAAACAGTTAATGAGTCTATTACTCATATATTAAATGATAAGTTGATTTTATTGACTCCAGCAGAGTATACTTCCTCAGTATCCGACCTTCTTGATATTAAGGAACAGACAGTACAAGGATTAACTCACGCTCAAGCAACAGATATAATTCCAAGAGTGACTCAGGAGTTTGATAAACTTATTGGGTCATTTAAAACAGTTGCAGAGAATATTAAGAAGTTAACCACCACAATTGTAACACCAGATAATCAGAAAAAACTTATAATGGGAATCAGAAGTGCTATTTCCTCTGGTAGTATTACTGCAGATGAGGGACAGGCTTTTGCTTGGGTTCTTGGTTCCTTATTCAAACAACTACAATCTGGTACTCCCGCTGTTCTTTTACAACCTGCTGGTAAAGAGTACTCTCAGAAGATGACAGAACCAATGCAAAAGAAAAGGAAGATGAGTAGTATAAAGTTTGCAGAGGAGTCAGATAACACTGCATCCTTATTAGAGATTTCTCAGAAGTATAAAGAAGTGTTGCATCAATTGAATACAATTATTGAATATGCACAGCACCAGACATCAAATGAACAATCCCCTTCAAGAGATTTTGCTTTGGCTGCAAAATTACAGTCTGTTATAAAAACAGCAGCAAAGAAAGAAGATGTTGCTACACCAAAAAATAGACCTGACTTGAAAGAGGTTGTAGCAGCAACTGAGAAACTCTCAAAGATGTTCAACAGTGTAGAAACACTTATTGGGGTTGCTTTATTGCAAACACAAGATCCAATTTTAAGGGAGTTTACCTCCGGAGAGTTTTCTTCCATATTTGGTGAGGGATTTTCTTCCAACACAACACCAATGGAAGTACAGGATAAAGTCAGAGCACTAGAATATGCTGTTGCAAGGAAGGTTCGAGATCTTTCTCAGAAGAAAGATGTTATTTCTTCTATGAAGACAGATCTTATCGGTGGAGTAGATCATCAGTTAGACATAGCTATTTCCAGAGGACCTGTACAAGTTAAAACCGATAGTTTAGGTTCTGATCAGATGACACCTCAAATCAAGTTGTTTACAACTATATTAGGAACAACACCACAAGACATTGCCGCATTTTTTGATGTATCTCGCAATACTATAAAAGACGTAATGGGTTCCGTGAAAGGAATTGGACAGAGTTCTAAGGTATTGAAAGATGCCTTCCCAAAACTTAAAGCTACAACAACAGAACGCTATCCGTCACAAAAAGGTGTTCTGGTAGAACATATGGCACCAGACGTTGGTAGTGCTACAGCAGCACTTCTTTTTACAAACCCAACCATATTTGCTCGTTGGAGTGACCAAGCAAAAAATATGGCTAACAGTCTAAAGGGTGCACCAGACAAAGCAAAAGCATTAGAAGCATTTGCAGATCAAATACTTCCTGAAGCATTCGAATCTGCCTCAGGAAAGAGTCCCGTAGTATTAGGAATGGTGTACTCAACAGCCTTAAAGTCCTTTATGGGTAGTTTGTCTCCTGAGGAGAAAACTTCTGTATGGAATGCTGTTACACCTGATACACAAAAGTTTATTAGACAATATCTTAGTAAACCAGGTCTTGAAGATGTATCTAACGCATACCAGAACATTATTCAACAAGCAGGTTCTAAAGAAAAAGCTCAGAAGTACCTTCAGTCTTTATCTGAAAGGGGTTTTGAGGATGTGTTAACAAATGCCAAAAAGAGAGTTGCGGATAAAGCAGGTTATAAGTTTCATGAAACACCTGAATGGGCTCATCTGGACGGTCTGCAAAAACTTAAGTTTGATATTGATGAAAGAGAAGCAGCTATATCAAAGATGCTTCCTCAAGTAGCAGCATTAGATACACAGATAGACTCGCTGGTGGAACAGACTAAGAATAACACATTACCAAGAGAACAAGTCAAACAGTTAGGTAAACAATTAGATGCGTTACAGACTCAGAGAGAGTCCTTGTTACAATCAGGTCCAGCTTCTAGATTCCAACAGGAATTGGTTAAACTGAAAGATGAGTATAGACATATGATATCTCTAAAACCACAGGAACAGGAACAACAACGTAGGGAGACTATGCCTATTTCCATTACTAGGGATCCGGATGACAAACCAGTAATAGCACCAATGGAAGGTAAGAAACTTAAAGTTCACAGAACAAAAAAGAGAACTGGTGCTCAATCGTTCCTAGATATACTTAAACTTAGTAGTGAGGGGGCAACACCAGAAAGAGCACTTTCTATACTACAGAACATAAATGAGTATTTAGACAGATTACTAAGTGCAGTTGATACCATGACACAAGCTATGGAACAAACATTTCCGCAGGTTGCATCAAATGATGCACCATTAGCAATAGCGGCAAAAAATAAAGCTAAAATAAAGCAAGGAGGCATATAATGGCAAAGTTCGGTTATAACTTAACTAAATCGTATGTGTATCATACGGGCTTGACGAAGGTTTCGAAAGAGGCTTTGTTGGACTTTAAACGCAGTTTTCCAGAACTAGATAGTGTAGCAGGCGGGGATATTGCAGGTATTATTGAAGACAATTTACCTGCTGTATTAGAGGAAGTTAATCCTGTAGTTAATATGGATACTGTATTTAAAGCAGTATCAGGTATTAACCAAGAACTCAGAAATTTTAAAACCTCATTTAAACAAAATCCATTAAGAGTGGATGAGACAGAAAAACTTATTGAGGTATTTCCTTTCAGGGATCCGAGTAATCGTATTAAGTTAACTGCTTCCTTACGTGCTGTATATGCAGCGGATGAGATGGAATCACTTCCACCTGCACCAACTCCTGAACAACCTGTTAACAATCCTTTTAAGGAACACAGTATGCAAGCGGAAAATAAACCGATGCAGAACAATAACGAAGCAGCAAAGTTAACTGAAGATATTTTAACTACATTGGATGAAATACTAGTAAACCAACTATTCAAGTCCAAACTTGTTCCTTCTATCTCAATTAAAGGATTAAAGAAGGTCAATAAAGGATACGTGGTGGATCTTTGTTTTGTTGCACCAGCTGATCCTAATGTTAAACTCTATGCTTCCGCTGTTGTACTTACAGAAGGCACAAAGAGGAAGATGATGCCGCCTGTAGTTCTTTATGATGCAGAAGGACAAGAACTGGGTGCGTTTGAGAAGGTTACATTTGATAACGCCTTTAACCTTGATAACCACGCTCAATCAGGGCAAGGGGACTATCAAAAGGAACTGGATAATCTTTTATCAACAGCTACACCAGTACAAGCAAATGCTATTCTCAATAGGATTATAAACCGTTGGGGTTCTGACCAAGGTTACAAAGCATTTATGACATATTCACAAAGAAATTTAAAGTTAGGTAAGCAAGTCAAGGACACACCTTATTCAAGGGTTAATGTACAAATTTTGGAGGTGAAGTAATGAGAAATCTTTATGAGACAAAAGAAGGTTCTTTAGTAAGTGTAATGAACAATAAGGATGCCAACAAGGTACATGTTATGTCTAGTTCAGGAAATGTTTCAACTGTCAAACAGTCTTCTCTTAAAGAAGCTAAAATTGACCTTGTTCCTACTGCACACTATGATGAGAAGTTTATTCAAATAGTTGTAGGCGGAGTAAGCAGAAAACCTTATTATGTGACTGCTAAGGAGAAGATTTATCCTGGTCGCAAGTTTTCAGCAATAGTTACTCCAATAGATGCACACACTGTACAGTTTATACGTTATGCCGCCGGAGTTCCAGCAGAAGCCTGGATGGGAAAAGATCTCCCGAAAGATCATACAAACGACGGTAAGCAAGAAAGGTTTGATACTGTTGTTCCAGGTGCACAACCTCTTGGTGGTAAAGCACCTCAGTCCGCAGGTCCTGCTTCAACAGGCGGAGATCTCATTACTATTGATGACGAGGTTGGTACTGTATCCAAACTAGTACTTGAGTGGAATCAACCAATGGAAATATCCATTGAACAAATAGATGAATACTTTGAAACAAGTGATCTGTTACCACAACCAGACGGAATCAGGATGACTACAGCAGAGGGTACTGTGGTGAAGAAACGTAATAAACAGACTACATCATCCAGCGATACCACAACTACTAAAACAGGTGCTTACGGATTAAGTCCAATGATGTTTCACTCTTGTCCAAAGTGTGAGTCTCTTACTATCTTAGAAGTGGATAGGAAGACAGGATTAGAAACAAATAAATGTCCCGTTTGTGGCAACACATACGTTTACGAGGGAAGCCGGAACGACGGCGAATCAGGAGTAGCAGGACAATCCAAAGGTGATGAAGCACCGGAGAAAACTAATGGCAATAAGTAGAAGTTGTCCCGTATGCGCCCAACAGTTGTTACACTTAACTGACTCCTTATTGGACTTGGATAAATGTTTAAAATGTGGTTACGCTAAAAAACAAATACATGCGGAAACCTTTACAGAGAAGTTTATTCATAAAAAGGCCTATTATGATCTTTGGGCTCCAATGGATGAACAATTATATAACACTCTTATAGGGACGGGTATGTCGGAAGCGGATGCTGCAAAGATTGTTAAACGTGACTTAGGTCTTGAAGGTGAGAAAGCCACATACTTCGAGCAGAAAGTGAGTACACACTAATGCAACACGAGAAAATTTTAACTCATCCTTATTTTAAGAAGATTCAAGACATGGTATATGAGGATGAAACTCTGGTCAAGATTGCAAATTGGATAAGGAATACTGTTGATGAAGACGACAATATTGCAATTGACAAGAAGAGTGACTTCTACATTAAGGAACAAGACATAGGAGAGTTTAAAAGGACGCTTCAACAGGAAGTTGCTTCTGTGATTGTTACTGCACAGGAGAATGCTTTAGTTCCGTCTGACACAAGAACAGCATCAGTAGAAACAGACACTAAAGGGACAGTAACCAGTTCCTTAGTAGTTCATGACACAGAGAAACGTATCTTAAACTTGAATGAGACCTTCCTTAATACGTTCAACAGAGTACAGGAACGGTATGATCTGTTAGCGGCACAGATTAGTGAACAGAAGACATCTAATCCTTACTTAGAATCAATTTTACAGAAGTATATAAGTGAGTTAAGAAACCTGATGAAGGACTATGCAAAAATATCTGGTTTAGAAGCTTTTTACCAAAAGTTAGGTAATAATGCGGGACAAGTTCAGGCTAAGACTCAACTGAGTGAGAAGACAAAGACAGAACTGAGAAAACTGTTAAAAGACGTACTGGGGGAAGTCAACCCTTCCCGAATACCAGAAGTACTTCTTAAACTGGAGAGTATACTAGATGCCACAGAATAAAGAGAAACGTCCTTATATGACTTTTAACCAATTCAGGGACCATTATAAAGGTAGAATTGAATCCCATGTTAAAGAGGATGACAGAACTACATTCTCACGGGATATAGATGCTGCTAGAGATAATCGTTGGGAAAAGAGTGAGTGGTACAAACAGATGGAAGTAGGACAGTTTACACCTGATCGTTGGAAACTCTTTAAACCAGACAATGAAATGTACCAACAAATATATCCTGTGGAGGCACGTATGCTTTCAATCAATAACTATATTAAACATGCTAGTGAAGAGAAAGATGATGGACAGCAGGCAGAAACGACTGAAATGGGTTCTGAACAGTCCACTAATCTTAGACAGTATTTAACTCAGTTAGTTAATATTGCCTATAGTTCAGAGATTATAAAAACTGCACCCTATCAAATTACTTTTGAGTATAACGGACAGGAGTTCAACATAACTACGTTACCGGATGATGCACTGTTGGAAATGATTCACGATATTAGTAACAAGATTAAGGAAGGGTCAGTACAACAGAAATTATCTGCTGTGAACCTTAATTTGACAGAACTGAGACAACCAAACTTTAGTAAAGAAGTTACTGATAAGGTAGATGGTATTTTAACTGAAGTTGAAAAATTTTATACTAGACAGAAGAAGAAAATGCCTGGAGCTAAAGTACATCTAGAAATGAAGACAGATGTACTTGACACTAGTAAAGCCGATAGGAAGGATTCACCAGAACAGAAAGAGAATGAGACAGGACACGATGAGTATCCGCCAGCAGATAATCTGATTCCTGCGAATAATCAAAATGGTACATCGCCGCAGGAAATCGGAATCTATCAAAAATACATGTTTGGGTTATAACATGGAACTAAAAAGTAATATAATTGCGGAAAGAATAAAGGAACTCACAAAAGAGGTTTCCATCGGACCTGTTGTTAGCACATTAGTGACAGATATGGTTCTAGAGTATGAACAAAAAATTCAAAAATTAGAAAAAGAGGTGGCAAAATTATGCAAAAGAAAACCGCAGGAAGTACAGTAGATTTTATTCCAGCAAAGCACATTCTTGGTGCTGTAGAAGAAGTTGCAAGGAGAAGTATACGCGGGGGAGAGGACCCAGAATTTGTTATAAAAGAAGTAACTAAGGGTTTCTCTGAAGAGGACATAAAAGCTGTAACCAACCAGGTCATGACCGAACTTGGTTTTGGTGTAAATGACTGGAACATAGATACAAAAGAGAAAGAGGAAGTAAAACCACACGAATATGAACATAGTGTTGAGATGACAAAGCAAAAAGGTGGTAAAGGTAGTAGGGCAGAAGATTATAAAGAGGAAATTAAGAAACAAGAGGAAGCATTGAAAACATTTAAGGACCGTCTTAAAGATGCTGAGAAGGATAAGTATTCACACTCCAGCACATACAGAACTATGTTAGAACGCGTTGAGGATACTGAAAAGAGGATCAAGGAACTCAAGACAGCATCCATACTAGTTAGTAAAACCGCCTGGTATGCTGCAAAGTATGATGCGTTTAAACCAGTTACACCTATCAGTGTTTTTGAGAAGGCTGGAAAGATGTTTATAACAATAAAAACTGCTGAGGGTATTGAACAGACCGTTGAACCAGATCAACTTGCTGAGAAACCTGCATTTACCCCTCCATCAGAAGCGGAACAACTTCACGAGAGGTTCTTATCTCAAGTTATACAGGCAAATGAAGTACTAAGTGCTGTACAAGGACTTGACGTTACTGCGATACAAGGTGACAATATGGTTAAGTCTACATTTGATAACTTTGTAACCTACCTTGAGAAGTTTATACAGAAACTTAAGGAAAGGGACAATGAGTTAGACTTTGAACAAACAGAAAAAGATAATGCATACTTTTCTGTAAAGCAGTTTATAGAAGAGATGGTCAAAACTTCAACTCAACTTTCTCCTGAAGAGAGAACCAGATTAGGTAACATGGTAAATGTTCTTAAGGACATGATTAAAGTTAAGGCTGCATCAACAGAAGGGAATGCTATTGTAAAATTGCAATCCATTGGTAATCCAGAGAAGTTGTTAGCTTATGCCTTAATGACTGTAGAGGACATTTCCAGTAAGGTGGCAGAAATACAAAAAACTATTCCTGCCGGTGATTCAGTTATACTTCATGACGTAGATAGTATAAACGATACGATCAAAGGTATTAAATCCTATATCACAGAACAGTTACCTGCTAAGAGTAGGGATGAACAAATAACGGCTGCCACAGTTCTTCAATCAGTTGCATCTGATTTATCAAAGGCTTTCTCTGCTGTTAAACTTGCACAGAAACCTGCGATTAACTATGTGGCAGCTTATACAATCAAACCTGCCTTAAAAAGGACTGCTATGATGTTGAGAATAGTGGAGGCATAAGATGTCCTTTCCTGCATCACTGATTGGTACTTCAAATTTAATTGACCAGAATGTTAATATACCAAGACAAGGTACGACGGATCCTGTTACTTATACGGTAACAGTGGACGGTCTTAAACCTTCCTACGGATCTGTTGTACTGGGTTATTCCCCAAGATCTCAAACTACGTTAGCTAACGGTTCTTCTATTCCAAGTACTATAACTGTTTCTAATGGAGGTGTAACATTTACAGAAGTGTTCTACCTATCATCTGTAAACACACCAAATGCCTTCTTTACAGATTCTGTTAACAAGAAATTGTACTTTTTTAGTACAGTAATTGGGCAGACAGTAACCATAAGTTATAGTACTGTAGGCGATACCGTACACTCAAGTACTATCAATAATATACAGAATGACCTAAATTATGTAGAGTCTATGTTTGACTTCAGAGGAACTCTTTCTGGTATATTAACAACCGCCACTGTGATTGACACACACACACTAACAAGTAATAATGCTACAGCACTTGTTTTGCTTGGCGGAAAAGTAGCAAGTACCTACACTAAGACTACTGCTACATTAATTACTATAACCTTTTCAGGTACTAGTGAAGTCAGTTACCTTATACTTGTTCCTGCTACGGCACCAGCTCCTTGATAGTATAATATAAAAAAGGAGTGTGAGATGGTAGGCACAAAAGGCGTTCATATCTTACTTGAACTGTGGGAAGTATCAGAACTTAGTCTTAGTGATTTTTCTTTTATGAAGTCGTTACTTTTACAAGCTGTAACCGAGAGCGGAGCAACACTTGTAGGTTGCAATTGGAAGAAGTATAAACCTTCTGGGATGACCGGTATTTTACTACTTGCGGAGAGTCATATCAGTGTTCATACTTGGCCTGAACGAGGATATGCTGCATTAGACATATACACTTGCGGTAGTAAAGCTGTTTCCAGAAAAGCTATGAAGTACATCATTGAAAAACTCCATCCAGGTAAGTACCACGCGTTAACAATTGACAGAGGTCTAGAGGAAGATGGAAAGATGGTAATAAAAAAAGACGAGGTGATGTAATGCCCCTAAAACCAATCCCAGTCAAAAATCCAACTATTATCCATTTACATAAACCACCACTTGGTTATATTATTGAAGCAGTAGCTTTTATTGTTGTGATACTTTTTCTGATATTAGCTTTAGTGCATGTTGAAGTTGCAAAGGCAAAGTTGATACAAGAGTATAAAACAAAAATGTTAGCATACTTCGGTACGCAGGGTGTTTCCTTATATACGAAGTACAAAACTGAGGAGAATAGAGAGATATTTAATGAGATTCACACTAGACCGGCTCCTATAGGTTGTTTAATTGGCATTAGACGAGAGGAAAATGGTATAGTCCTTACATATGGGGTGACAGGTATACGTAATGGTTTAATTCCTGGTGAGAATGAACAGTTAGCTAGTGCTTGTATAATAATTGAAGAGGAAATGACAAACTATGTGTCACAACCGGAACATATTGATTCCTTTATGCACATGTTAGCAGAAAGATGGTCTCCTGCAGGCGGTGCACCTGCAATTGCTTTATGGGAGAAAAATGTTAAGTATGTATGGAAGGATTACGAGCGAACAACTACAACAAGTGCAAAAGCTACTACAAGCACATCAATACCTGCAGAACAAAAGAAAAAATTGAAAGGTACTAAAGGCCTAAAGGTGTAAAATGAAAAAAATACTCTTTACCATTTTAGTTATGCTTTTTGCGTCAATCCTTTTTGCGACAGACACTTATCCGTCAAACGTTATAGCCGTGTGGGAAGATAGCAAAACAGATATAATCGGTGGATATGTTATGACCCCCGGAGCAAGTGGTAGTGGGTCTTATGTAAACACACCTTTAACACCGGCATTTGAAAACGATTATTACACATGTCCGACATATAATTATTGGGATGTTATCCCCGCAACCGTACAAACGATTTTAGGTTCTGCATCTACGTGGACAATAGAATTTAGTTTATGGCTGCCAACGAAAACAGGAGATTCAGGCGTGACATCTCAGGCCGTTACGTTATGTAGAGGTGCTGGTGCAACA